GGTGGTTGAGAACATACGCGATACCGACGTGATATCTATCGCCTCGCATGACAAGGACGGCAACCAGTTTCGTGCATCCTTCTTTGGCGGTCACTTCGCAGGCTCTTGTGACGGCCTCCTTAAAGGCGTATTTCCACCCCCTAGTGAAGAGGTGATCCTACTGTTGGAAGTCAAGAGCGCTAACGACAAGCGGTTCAAAGAGCTCGTGAAGCTTGAAAGCTATGAGGAATGGAGCGAAACCTATCGATGGCAGATTCATGCTTACATGGGCGCGCTTGGCCTAGAGATGTGTATGGTTGTTGTGGTCAACAAGAACACTAACGAGGTGTACGAAGAGATCATCGATTACAACCCAGACATGTGGGATAAAGCTCAAGCTAGGGCTTGGCGCATCATCACCAGTGACGCCCCCGACAAGAGCACGCGCATGTCTGAGAAAGACTGGCGCATGAAGAATGAGTCGGAGTTGTATCGCAATATCTACTTTGGTCGCCGCTTGCCGGAATCGGTCAACTGCAGGAACTGCAAGAGCGTGAAGCCACTGACTGAATCAAACGGCGCCGTGTGGTTCTGCAAGCGCAAACAGAAATCCCTGACGCTTGATGAGCAGCGAGAGGGCTGCAATGACCACTTGTGGATACCAGAGCTTGTGAACGCCAACCATCTGCCGGGCAAGAGCACAGAGGATTCTGTGGCCTATCAGGTTGGGATCATGGAGTTCTACAACTCAACATCTGAGGTGATGGGTGAGTATCACTACAGCAGCACAGAGATGCGTGAGTTATCTAAGGCAGACTTTGAGGCGGGCTTGATGATGACCGGCGAAAGCGTGAGGCGTGAGTTCCCTGGCAGCTACCTTGAGAACGTTGATGAACGCAAGATGCCGTTCTAGGCCCACTCTCGTGGGTCTTTGATGATCAGTATCTTGAGGCCAGGGTAGAGGGCTTCGACAAGCTTCTTCTTGAGGGTGAACACTTGGGTGATGATGCCCTTGGTGTCCTCTACCACTACCTCGCCATCGCGCTTGTAACGAAAGTCCGCAACGTATGAGCAGATCTTTTTGTCTTCACCTTCAACGGTGATCACGCATGGGAAGTCTACCTGCACCTCAAGGTCAGTGATCTCACCAGCTTCTTCATGACGCTTGAGTATCTTGTACCGGGCTGCTTCGAGCTTGGAGTCAAACACGATCCCATCGTATTCAACTTTCTTTGCAAAGTACTTGTTCTTCTTCGGGGCCCGCTTCGGGATCAAATCAACTACCACCCATCAGTTTTTCTTCTTCCTGCTGGCGCAGGAACTGTGATGCACGATTAAACAAGGATGGTATCTGAGGTGCAACAGGCGGTGTAGGCGCTGCGCTAGGCTGTGTAGGCGCTGTTTGAGGCGCAGGCTGTGGTGATGGTGCAGGTTGCACAGCAGCATCTTGTGCGGCTTGTGCTTCGGCCCTAGCTTCTGGCCTGAACAGTTTACCTTGAAAGCTTTGCCTAACTTCAGACATAGCGCCAAAATCGAATGGGTTCGACAGTTTGTCTTCGTTACTTTGCATAGCAAAAGATATTGTTTCTGCACTTGGAAAGAATGCGTTGAACCTACCGCTCAAAAGAAAATTAATTTGCGGCACCTTGGCTCTCTTCAGTGGTCTAACAATTTCAGCTGTAGAAAGGCCAAGCGTTTTCGCGTCCTCAATCGCCATGTTCAAATCGCGCAGCGCCTTGAAGCGTTGCTCATTTGCTGTGATGTAAGCCTTCGTAAGATCTTCTGCGTTTGCTTTTCCGCTAGTTTTAGCTATCTGATTAAAAATACCAGCAGCATCTCTAACTTGTCTTCCAGCTTCATAGCCACGATACATCAACGTAGTTCCAACTCTGGGCTTTATTGATTTTAATCCAGTCAATGCCTCAACAAATTCACCTGCAGGGTCAATCCGAATGCCTGATCTCTTCACTACATCTTCTTGATCAATGGCACCTGCAGCCAAACCAAGAGCTTTTGGAAAATCTTTAGCAGTTGCGGTAAGGCCAAGAGGTGCATCTGATGTAACTGTAGCTTTCAGTTCAAACGGCAGAGCACCAGGCGATAAGCCTTCAGCGACATGAGCTAACTGCTTGCCCACTTTAACGTCAAACGGATCGTTTTCATTGTAAACAGGACTGCCAAACCGAGTTCTATTTCTTGTAAGGTCTAAGATCTTTTCAGTGAGTATTGACTCGCTTAAAAATGGAGAGAAAAACTCTCTTGCGCTTTCACTAGCTGCATCTAAAGCAATTTGATTGAGCTCTTTTTCTGATGTTATGCCATTGTTAACTGCGTTCATGATGGCCCTGCCAGAACGAGTTAAGTAGTCGTATGGATTCGTATAAGAGAAGTTATATAAATCTGTGATGTTTCCATCTTTGTCTGTCGCAAGAGGGATAAGCATCGCGTTGCGCTCCCAATCTTGCGCAAATGAACGTTTGTAAGCGTTTACTTGTTCCATATCACTTCCAGTTAAGGCAAGACCACCTGCTAACAGCCCACCATACAGCCCGCCGTCAACAGTCAGAGAGCCAAGTAATCTACGCATCCCGATTGATCTGATTGCAGAGGACTCGTTGCCAAGTTCCTTCATTGCTCTTCCGTATACAGACCCACTGGTTCTAATAATCTCAGCTGGGAAAGCGATGAAGTTACCAACTGGCAACCTTCTTAGAGCTTGAATCGCTTCAGGGACGCGAGCGTAGTTAGGAACCGTGTCTTTTACGATAGACGCAGCCTCTCGTTTCAAAAACTTTTGAAGATCATCACCTGTTAAATCGGCAACAGACTTGTTGCTTCTTCTCAACATCAACAGGTTTTCAACATCTGTTACGGGTATGTTCCTGGCACCTTTTTTGAAGGCGTCCATGAGCCTACCAAGCTCCATCTCGTAGCTATAAATCTTCCAGATATCGTCTGATCCTTGGTAAAGCTTGCCTGCAAAAGTGTTTTGTATGTTTGCAAGCTTTTCGACTAACCCTCTGTTAAAGACTCCTTGCTTTGCACTAAGCGCATCCTTGAATAGGTTTTCAAACTCACCAATCTTTGCGTTAGTGTTAACAATCCCAAGTTCTATCAGATCATCATAGTAAGCGTCGATGTCTCCTTTCTTGATGTTGACCTTGTCATTAACTCGGTCAACAACTTTTCCTGATCTTTCAATCTTCTTAGCCAAGTCATCAGACGCGCTACCTGCAGGCAGATCAACAAGACGTTGGCCTATCTGGCTAAATACCGTTTGAGCGGAGTCAACTAAATTTTCTGCATTGCCAAAATTTCCATTCTTCAAAGCAAAGAAGGATGCCGTGGTGGCGTTCCTTATCTGAGTGATCGGACTTAGCACCGTTTTTGCTATCTGAGAAAAGCCTTTGGCCGCCAAGAATGTAGCCCAAAGCTTGTTAGTGTCTGCGCTTAAAAACTGTGTAGGGACATCTTCTATGGCGCGAAGATAGTCTTCTTTAACAAACTTACCAGCTAACGCTCCGTACTTAGCTATAGCTTCCTCAGTTACTTCTGCGTTAAACAAAGCGCCTTCCATGCCAACTCTTTTGTATTGAAGTTGCTCTTCAACAGACAAGTTTGAAGGTATCTCATCAAAGATGAACCTGCCCTGAGGTGGCAATGTTTGATTGTATGCGTTCAGGTTTTCAAAGTACTTTGATTTTGTGATGGTCTTTGTCATCCCATCAATTGTTTCTACAGCCCTTGCTCTAAGACCAAGTCTTTGTTCTTCTACTGAACGTTTCCTGATAACTTCTGTGCCAAACGTTCCATCTGCTCTTTTGACTCTACCAAGCACATCAGCGGCACCAGAATACTCACCTAAAAAGTCTCGCACAGCGGGCAAGCTATCAAGTTGCCTGCCTTTTAATATTTTTCTGTTAATCGCTTTCAAGGTGTCTTCTGAAAACTGATCTTTAGGAGTCATCTTGGCGTTGTTGAAAGAGACTTTGTTTCGTAATTGAAGCAAAGCTCCTTGAGCCTCCCTGTCGGACATGACTTCGCCTGGATTTTGAGCGTTGTAGATGTTCTTTATCTCGTCAAGTGCTGCGTTCTCTTGAGCAATAGTTGGCTTGTATTCAGAGTTATCCTTGAGGGTTCTATACATTCTGGTTGCGTAGAAGCCTTTGTTGTCACCAATTGCAGAAGTTATTTCTTTTGACATGCTTTCACTGAGGAACTTGTCGTTTTTGATTGTTTTTGAAAGATTATCTATTTGCTTTCTAAACCCGTCTGCTGCTTGAAACAAACTTAAAGATCGCTCTCTTCCGAACAAAGTTTTGGCACCTTTAAGCTTTTCATCTAAAGCCAAAAGAGCTTGCCTGCCATCCTCTCTTACAGTGGCTCTAGGCATAAATCCCGGCGTTCCCTTAACGCCTATGTCTTCGGCAAACATGTAATTGTTTAGCGAGTTAAGTATTAAACGCTCATTCGTTTCGTTTAGATCTCCAGTTCTTTTTAACTGCTTGAGAGCATTATCAACCTGCTCCATGCTTTGTCTAGCACGTTGATTTTGAGCGCTGATTTGTTGCGTTCTTAGTGATTGTATTTGACGAGATAAAACGTCAGGCATACGGCCTTGAAAGGTTAAATACCTAGTCGCAAGCTTACTTGCTTTGGCCATGTTTCTCTCTAGAAACGTGGGATCTTCTATGTCTGCCTTAACGCCTACGTTGCTCAAAATGCTGTCAGGGTCTTTGATTGCTTGTGCAGTTCTTTTAACAACATCTGTGCTTGCGACTGCATCAACGCCTTTGCCAAAAACAGGAGCGGCAACTCTTACAGCAGCAGGAACTCCAAGCACTATAGTTGCTCCTTCAGCAGCAACCTTTAGCCTGTTACCAAGTTCTGCAGCCGCTCTTTCGGCGCCTTCGAGTTCAGCAGTATCAATCCGTTTGGTGGGCCCGCCATCAAAGAAGTCGCCAAGGGTTTCAACGTCTGGAGTGGTTGCTGCAACATCCGCAGCAGCAAAAGCACTAACTTGCCCAGCACGCCCTAGTTTGGCTACCTTTGCAGCCTTTGCAGCAAAGCCACCAGGCACAGCAAACTGTGTGATGAACTTAGCAACTTCACCTAGTGTGGTGGATGTGGTTGGTTTGTATTGACCAAAAAACTCTCTAACCGCTGCAGCTTTGCTTTCATCTGCGTCAGTGGTGTAATCAATCAACTCTGCCGGTAGTGAAGCCAGTCCTTCTGCAGCGCCGACAAGACCGGCTCCTATTCCTCGACCAATGTCGCCAAGCGCAGAAATATCCTCTTCGCCTAGTTGTGCGCCACGTTCAACAAATGGATTTTCATCAAGATATTTTTGAGCAGTTCTTCTGGCGACAGACTCGTCATCTGTGTTAACTGGAACCGACCTGCCATCAGGCAATCTAACCCTTATCATTATGGCTCTTGTAAAGGTATTTCTGTTGCACCACTTTCATCAGCCATCCCTGGCAAGGCTATTCCTAAATTTCGTGCAGCAGCAATTCTAGCTTGCTGCATTGCTCTTTGAGGGCCAGTCAACCCGTCTGGCCCTATTTCAGAT